CCGTGTGTATTAAAATATTCATCATCTAAGTTTTCTACAACTGGTGTAAATCCATGAGGTTGACTGTACCAGCCGCTTGCAACATCACAATCCATGCTTAGTAGTTTAGTAAAATGTTCCACTGTGAATACTTGATCGCTGTCGATCCACATCATGCGATCATATTCTATACCATTGAATGGCTTTTGATACATACCTTTAGATACGTCTGCACCTGCTACTTTACAACGAGCAAAATTTACCATACTACTGTGTTGTTGACTTAGAACAGGTTGGTGTCCATTTTGCATGCACCAAGACCATACACTTGTGAATGATCGCAAAAATTCGCCACTGTAGCTATTACCTGGTAAACAAAATACTATTCTCATAAACTTACATCTTCCAATCCTGCGGCACGTAATTTTACCACATTGTTTATTTGAAACTGTTTAGCATCCAATGCTTTTACCAGGCCCATATACTTGTTTCTCACAAGTGCAACTTCATTGATAATGTGTTGCTGATCTATTACTTCTTGTTCACCATCACTGTACTTTTCAGCATCTCTACTTGAAAGTGCTTTATTGTATCCTTCAAGATACTTGCGATAATGTTTGTTGCGTATTTTACGCATTTCAATATTGAGATATTCTAATATTGCTTCTATTTCCTGCAATTGATTAAATCGATGTTCAACTATACCGGGCATATCTCGACTGTTTTTTTCTACACTGCCTTTGAGGCTTGTGTCCAGTCTTGCTTCAGAAAGTTCTTTTTCGAAGTGATCAATTGCAGGAACAATATTAGCTATGTCTTTGCGTATTTCACTAAACCAGCTCATTTACCAATCATCGTATTCATCTGAGTCCTCATCAATATCATCATATGCATCTTCATAATAACAATCTCTGAGCACTCTGTCAAGTGTTGAGTCGTAGCCAAACCATTCGTCGCATACTTCATTTAGATCACAGATGTTTTCATTGATAACATTCAAAAACTTTTCACATGCAATTTCTTTGTCTTTGGCACTAATATAAGGTTTCATAGATAGCCACATATCAATATATGCGGCTATCTCACTGTCATTCATTTTCATAGGTTAATTCTTCCTCAGGTAAGACGTCTTGTTCATCGTCGATATTTACCTCCGGAAGGTCTTTTTGTCCCCATTCGGTCATAATGAGATCCAAACAGCCTTCTTCATTGCGCTCCCACGCTTTGCGAAATTTAATTAGTACCTCACCAGTAACTGGGCTTGTGTATTCCAAACGGTTACCTGTTTTCTTCAACAGTTCAAGTTTTTCACACAAGTCAACAAAACCACTGTATGGATTCATACCAGTCTCATATGGAATCTTGATCTGCACACTTTCAAACGGTTTTGCAAAACGAGTTTTCATAACCTTACACGCCGCTCTAATACCTCGAACATCAGTAACTTTGTTACCATCTTCGTCTTCTTTGAGCTTGAGTTTGCGCATAGCAACCACAATACTTGATGCATAGATAAATCCTTGTCCACCGCTGATCTTATCATCTGGATCAAACATATCCTGCGATGCATATGTATGGTTAGTTGCTACCAATCCTACATTATAGTCGCCAAACATGTTTACACAATTTCTAACAAGTGCAGTAAGTGCTTTGGGCTTACGACCCAAGTCACCTTTCATATCACCTTTTTGAAACTGGTCAATATCAGTAGGAGTTAGCATCATACCCAAACTGTCAATTACGAACAGTACTTTTGGGCGATCTTCTTCTTCTTTGTCAGCGAACTGTGCTTTGTAGTCTTTCATAAATTCACTGATAATTTTTGCAACTTCATCAATCATTGCTACGTTTAGTTTGAGAAGTTTGTCTTCACCGGTGTCAACATCAAGTGCTTGTAGCCATTTCTCGTCTAGTGCGTTTTCACTGTCGATGAGAACACAAAAAATACCTTGCTTTTGTGCTTCTCTGATCAAGTTACCACTGCAGATAAAACTTTTACCTGCACCACTTTCACCTGCAAACACTGTTACTTTGCCCAGCGGAATGCCTTTGTTAAAGTCTCCACTCAGCAGTTTGTTTAGTGTATAATTTCCTGTTGAGATCCATGTATCAGGATCCCTAAATCCGCTACTGAGCCCAGGTACGCTCTTAGTAATGCTTTTGCGGAATTTACTTACGTCAAAAGGTTTTGCCATCTATTTCTCCATAAAGCCACAGTAGGCGACTAGTTGCCGCCTACTTTAATTATTGTTGATTAATTGCTACGATTGCGAATTGCTGCCAAAATGTCTTGCGCACTGGGTTTATCACCTTCTTCGCTTGCAGGAGCTGTTGCCGCTGCCGCTGCCGCTACTGCTTCCTGTTGTGCAGGTGGAGTAACTGGAGTTGGTGCCGCTTCTGCTACTGGAGCAGGTGCTGGTTGTGCAACACTTTGTGCCGCAGGTTTTGGCGCTGAATTGTTTGGCGCACTGTTGGCAGTGTCAATTTGTACACCAGCTGGACGATAGAAGTTACCGAACAGTTCTGGATCATACATTTGACCGTCAACACTTGCTTCAAACATTTGACCAATTGCAGTCAATTCAGCTTCAGTTGGCTGTTTAGGAAGAAAATCATTTAGGTTAAACAGCCCGTGAGCTTCAATTGCTGCACGTTCATTGCTGTCTAAACTACGCTCTCTGCGAGCCCAACTTGATGTGCTGTAATCAGCATATTGACCTTTAGTAGTCTTGGTAAGACGGAAATCAGTACCTTGTTCAATATCAGTCGGAAGTTCAACAAAGTCACTGTCCATTAACGCACCTTTGATAATATTAAAGATACTAGGATTAATAATAAACCTACGAATTGGATTGTCAGGAGTAGTATCTTCTTGTAGACTGTTTTCAGCTACAAATCCTTGAAACACATAACTGCGTTTTTTCCAATACTTACGACCCATGTCTTCTAAGTTAGGATCTTTAAACCAGTTGCGTACTTCTGCAAGCACTGGGCAACTGCCCACTGGACCCCACATTTCGTTACATGGAACGTTTACAGTAACACGACGACTGTTGGTATCGCCTTTTACGCCTGCAAACTCCAAACGAATCATTTGACGCTCACGCCAAAAGTAAGTATTACTCGAATCACCGTCTGGTAAGAAACGAATTACACTTGTTGAATTTTCTGGGATATTCCAAAATGGGAAGATAGCGTTATCGCCACCTGAGCTAGATCCGCCTCCGCGGTTTTCTTGTTGTTGTAATTTTGCACGAATTTCTGCCAATGTTGCCATAGTATTTCTCCTATATTTTGCCTATGTTTATGCCTAAGTATGCCTTTGTGACCACTTATGTAATCACTATTATATGTGTATTTTGTGAGGTTGTCAACTAAAAAGTTTATCGAAATCGTATTTTGTAAATGCGCCTTCAAATGTTTGTTCATAGTTCTCACTGGGTACACTGATTGTTTCACTTGCTGCTGATTTCAACTTAGGCATCAATGTTTTAATAGCACTTACTGCTTGTTTTAACATAGCACCATCTTTGATATTGTCAACCTCATCATTGAATCTTGCAAGTAATACACTCAACTGATCCTGATCTTTGCCGCCATCAATGACGCCACTTAGATATTGTGCAATTGCACCAAGTTGTTGTTGGATTGGATCTCCAACAAGTCTCTTGCTTACCATTGGATTTTCAGGATCATTCTTGATATCAACACCTTTGCGTAGTCTAACGGTATCCATTCCTAGGATAGCATTAGCTAGGCTATTCAGTGTCTCTTTTGCAAATGCATCACGTTCTTTGATGGCTTTCATCTCTTTAACTAATGCATTTACATACGGTAGCGCATCATCTAGACTTTCGTCAAATGTGCGTACTGTAAACTGGTTACGAAGTTTTGCACGATCTGTTTCATTGATCTTAACTTCTTTTGCTTCAAACTTTTCTTTGGTTTCGTTATAACACTTACACCCTTTGAGTTTGTTAATTCCTTCTCTGATACTAGCAATACGTTGAGAGACTGCTTCTACGATTTCTGCTGTATCTTCGTTTACCAAACCATTGCGCTTACTGTAGTTGGCAAACTCTTTGAGTTTTTTAAGTTCTACAGTTTGTTCTTGAATATGTTGTCCAAATGGATCATGTGGGTTGCCACCTTCTTTAACATGACGTAGCATTGCTCTGCCGCCTGCTAAATTGTTTGTTGGCATTTTGAAACGTTCACCTTCTGCATTCTCAATATAAATTGCACTGATGTTTCTGCTTCTGCTTCCACGTGATTCTTCGTTCACTGGTTTTGTGTGTTTAATAATAAGTTTAGCACTTTCTAGCTTTTGATAACTGCTCTTGCTAGTTCCGTATGCTGCACTAATACCTTCTTCAATTTTCATGTCTCTCACCTTTTGCGCTTGGTAATCTTGGTCTTTTGGTTCAATGTGTTTTGTAAAACTTTTTAATGTATATTCTATTACACTTTGATTTGCTAGATTTTTTAATTGTTCTAGTGTACGTCTGAATTGATCGATGTCAGTGTTTTGATTAACACTTACACGTATTTCTCTTGTACTATCAGTTTCGTCAAGATTGATCATAGTGCCTAGATCTTGAATATAAAATCTTCTTGCACTATTAGGATCAACAGTATGCTCGCCCTCATCCGTAAACAACTTCAAATTATGTCCGTTGCCTTTGAGAATCTTAAACATTTTTTCAGATACTTTATCGCTGCTAATCATATCAATTCCTTTATTATATTTATGTTAGAAACACAAAAGGCATAGGATCCACAGCCTCGTCGTCACTAAAACTATCTTTTAATTCATCGTAGGCGCTTTCATCATACTGCGCTACTTGTTGAGCAATACGTACTACCAGCACACATGCCATTACTAGATCATCTGTTTCACCATCTTTAGCACTAAAACTACTGCCTCTGGCAATAAATGTTTTGATCTCTTTAAGTAGCGCACTACTTGCAATTTCCATTTTGTCTGTTTCAACCCAAGTCTTAAGTTTACTACATGCGGCTAACTTGCTTTTGTTTGTGGTAGTGAAACCTTTTCTAAAGCCTCTGTTTGCACTGCGTGGTTGACTAATCAGTGTACCTGGAATATTATCTTCACCTAATTCTGCAATTACTACCAATGCCGCTTCGCCTAGTGTATTATTTTCAACACTCCAATATATTTCACTTTCAGGTGCTTCTTCCTGTATTTCTAATAACATTTGTCTTAGTATACGTATCTGATCAGTAATGGGTGTTTTGTTGTGCATCCATTCTGCTACTTGACGCATACCTGGTAGTTCATATATTTGTATAGCGGCATTGTCTCCACCCGTTCCTAAACTTGGATCCAGTCCAGCAATGTATGTTCTGCCTTTAACAATATTTTTATACCAACGTACTTGTCCTGTACGTCTGTGTATGTCTTTGCTTTCCATCATTGCTAGTTTTAGACTGCTAATCAATGTTTCATCATAAGCAATAAATTCATTTAAGTGTTCGCGACGAAATCTTTCTTCGCCAATTTTTCCCTGTTCTTGATCTGCCCACTCTTGATCTCTGTCTGGGTGTGCTTTCCAATCAGCACTATATGCCTTAAATCCGTTTTTACCAATTTGTTTTTCAAATCCATATTCGTCTACTGTGTTACAAGCAGCTCTCCAAATTTGTGCAAACTGATCATCGTCCTGATTTGGTGTACTAGTAATAATACATTTACCACCTGTACTAAGTGTTGGACTAAGTGATGTCCAGAACTCTCTGGCAATTGTAGGACGCACAAATGCAAACTCGTCCAAGTATGCTAACGAAATACTTAAACCACGACCAGTGTTTTCTGTTGTTGCTTGTGCAATAATACGTGATCCGTTGTCAAACTCCAACGATCCTTTGTTATATGCTGTTACACCTGCACGTACATGATCTGGTAATAGTTCGTATGCAAATCTAATACGTTGCATAATCTCTTGAGCACCACTGTATTTGTGTGCTGCGATAAGAATTGTTTGATCAGGTACATACATAGCATACCATAGCAAGTATGCCGCTGCCGCTGTTGACTTACCCATTTGTCTACTAATTAATGCTATACTGTATCTGTGACCGTGATAAGCATCTAGTAAGCCTTTTTGAAAGTCAAACAAATCAAACTTCATTCTGCCTTTGACAGGATGTTGTATCCATACAAAGTTTTCAATAAAATATTGAGGGTCCTGCGTACACTTAACGATTTCTTCAACTTGTTGAGCTGTAAACTTTTCTCGTTTGTACGGGCTTTTGATTAAATTGGTATCTACACTCATTGTAGTAGTACTTATCTATTAAAAAAAGAGCTATGTCTCCATAGCTCTAGTTTATACCTGTAATTATATTGATGTTGTTCCTGCTAACATTTTAAGTCTTGAAAGATCTGGATTGGTATTTTCCATCTCGCCTGGTTCAGAACCTTCAAGGTGTGCTCTACCATCTTCTTGCATACCTTGTTCACTGAACGATACTTCCATACCAATCATGTCACTGATAGCTTTTTCAAAACCGCTATCTGTATAAATTGTCCAAGGACCGTCGTGCATAACAACTACTTCAAGATAACCTGAATTTTCAGTTACTTCGTAGTCAGTGA